ATCATCGGCGGGTGATGACGAGAAGAAGCGTTGGCATGATACGTTCGTGACTAACGCCCAATCCATGTGCAGCCTGTTGACTAACTTGAACGTGACCAATGACCCGCAGTTGGAAGAGGCAAGGCGTGCGCTTGAACTAACAATGTTAGGTGCAGACATTGAAGAGATCAAAGAAGATTCATTAGTACGTGCTGAGATGAAGTCTAAGATCGACAACATACTTGGCAAATTTAACTGGTAAGGAGAGAGTAATGCTCGAAGCAAAATTATTACCGCTGGCGCTGCCTAACGTAGAGGTAGATGCGTATGTGCAAGCAAGGTTCAAAGAGTTCAACACAGGTAATAACAAAAAAACTTACACACTAGGTAGGTATGGCATCAGCGAGTTCATTCACCCGTTGATTGAGAAGCTTGCGCTTAAGCGACCTGAATGGCGGTTCGTGGCAAAGTATGGTTCGTTTAATGGCGTACCTAATGAAGTGCTAATCGTAGACTTTGAGGTAAGAGATTTTCAAGTATTCGATAAGCGTGAGTTATTAGGTGTTGTCGAGTTAGGTTCTTACTCATACAAGACTAAGTTGCACAACTTTCATATCGGCAACGATCGTACGAGCCAAGCGTTAGCAAGGGCAAGTTCGTACAAGACTAGCAACATGGACAAGGCAGTCAAGCTAGTGCTTAAGCACTTCGGTGCAAAAGACGATAGGGAGTTGTACGACCAAGCGTACATGAATGGCGTAGAAAAGCTATCTTCACAGGCTAGAGAGAAGAGCAACATGGTACGCAGGTTATGGTCAAGTAATGATGATAAAGCGTTTGCTTTCATCATTGGTCATTGGGATAAGTTTCTTATGTCTATTGCAGATGTGCGTGAACGTCAGGCACTAAGCAAATTGCCTGAGCTTCAGGAAGAATCATTACTGCTAACTACTTTGTACAAGACTGGAACAACCTCGGGTGGCGATGCGTACACAATCTGTCAGCAGGGTGACTACTACTTGATGACTAATGACGCAGGTGTGCTTGAGAAGAAATCAGGTGACGAACTACCTAACAATGTTAGGCATAAGCTAGGGGTACTGAAGCTAGTCAAAGATGGTCAAGCGGTGAGTGGCATCGGCTTTCGTGCAAACGAAACTACGTTCATGGTATTCAGAGATAAGGAGTAACTCATGAAATGCAAAGTAAAAATTGGCTGCAATTACGAGCCTAAGTGGTTTGAACGTAGGCAGACAAGCGGTTGGTATAGCGGCAAGAACCCGCCGTTAGATTATGACGCAATGAGGTTGCAGGATATGTTGCTCAAGAACCACGGCTTTGCGAAGAAGACAAGGTTATCCACGTTGATCTATATGGGTCTAGGTGTATCTACGTTGATCACGCTATACACATTTATTTATTTTATTTTGTAGCACGGTTCTTGACAATGTTAAAAACTTAGGTAATATGTACCACTCTAGCTTTGTATGCGCTCAGGGCTAGAGTTAAAAACAATAGCGCAACAACTTCAAGGAAGTAAAGTGAACATTTCTGATAAAGCATTTAACCAAGCAGTCAACGTACTCAAAGCACTTAAAGCCGAGTTTGTAATTAAGAAAGAAGACGGTGAAGTGATTACCCATGGCGAGTTAGTCTTAGCCGAAAAGAAAGCACGTAAGCACACCACACGCCAATTTCCACGAGGCACGTATACCGATCACGTTGGTCGTCAGGGCTTACTGGACTTAGGCGTTGGTGACGTAGCTATAGTTGACCCCGAGGGCTTGACCAAAGAGTCGGTGCGTAGCACAACGATCAACATGGCAACAAAGAAATGGGGCGCAGGGTCGGTCACCACTTCGATGAACAAAGGCAAGATCGAAGTCTTACGCATACTGTGAAAGAACGAAAGGGTGTGAATTAAGCTCACACCCTTTCGACAACGAACCTAACAATGTTAGGTAAAAAGAGAATATGAACACATCAAGCGAATTGATCGAATTGGTTGGGTACTTCTACTTTGTGATCTGTTTAATTTTATGGGTGATGATATGAGAACTGAAGAAGATGAAGTATGGGAAGAGTATGAACGCCAAGTAGCCGCAGCCCAAAGAAAGAGTGATGGTGCGCGATACCTTTCAGTAATAGAAGAAGCAGAATACAAGTCGCTGCAATTTGTAGCTGATTACAACGGCGAAGAAATGGGTCAAATGTCAATCCGCAAGGCATATGAGATTGGCTATCGTGCGGCTATGCACGAAGTGGAGAGAAAGAAAAATGGACAAAACTGAGATACCAAAATTTACAACCGTCAAAGGCTCAACCGTAGCAAAGGTTTTGAGGAAGGTTGAACGTGCTACGGAAAAAATGTTAGTTCAGTTAACAGGTAGACCCATTAGGTCTGTGTTGTCTACGCTCAGGACTTTGCATAACCGAAGCAAGGTTCATATAGGTGCGTACGAGATGAACAAGCGCAACCAAGCACTGAGAGTGTGGTACTGGGGCGATGGTGATGATGCACGAGAACCTAACATTGTTAGGCACAGCGATGGTTTTATCCCCCGCCCTGATGAGGCAGCAGCATGGCTAAGGAATCCAATATGAGCGAACTACCAAAACGAAAAGTACGTGGCAAAGCCAAGAAGCCTGCACTTATGTGTACTAGCATACGCCTACCCGTAGATACAATGATGTTTTACAAAACAAACTACCCGCACACAATGCAAGCGAAGATGCGCCAAGTGTTGCACGAATACGTAATTGAACACAACAAGCAAGAAACTGTTTAAACTAATCATATTCCCATGAGCGCCTAGTTCCATGGTATCCGCAGCTAACCTCATCTTGTATATGTGAATGGCTGTGTAGCGTTAGGTCTAGGCGGCAGTTGCGCCTAACGTACTACTCTCTCAAAACCCTGACGGGGGGCAGCTAATATACTAACCCCTCGATTTAACCTAACATTGTTAGGTTTCATTTTGTCAAAGTAAAAAATAATTAAAATAAATACTTGACAATGTAAAAAACCATGCTATATTGACAGCATGGCTACCCCCGAATCCAAAGTAAAAGCTAAGTGCGTTGATCTGCTTAAAGCAGTCGGCGTCTACTACTTTTTCCCCGTTGCTAACGGCATGGGCAGAGCGGGGATACCTGACATCATCTGTTGCGCCAATGGTCGTTTCTTAGCCATCGAGTGCAAGGCAGGTAAGGGCAAAACCACAGCACTACAAGACAGAGAGATTGCCGCTATACAGGCGGCAGGTGGTGTGGCGATTGTCATTAACGAAACTAACCTAACATTGTTAGGTTCAACCATCAAGGAAATGCTGTCATGAGTGAGGAATTTAGCGCAGGTGTAAACATACTGTTGCAGCGTATGGAAACGCACCCTGAAGAGTTTTACATAGGAAACGAGTTAGATCGTGATCGCCCTATGCGCCCCAACGCTAAGTGGCAAAATATGATGAACTCAGTGATGCAAGTAAAGTTTAAAGAAAGTGCGCGGGGTGAAGCAATATACCTGACCGATGCTGAAGTCGATGCGCTGTATGCAGGGTATACCAAGATCAGGCGTAAGGCGTTTGATGACTACGTGATGGACACGGTGCTTAACCCTGAGCCAAAACTATCATCAAGTGAAGACATGATTTCAAAAATGCAAGGGCAGATGGGGCAACCAAAAATACGTCTTAGCGGGGCAAGCAACAATGTCAACGACCTAAATGTGTATGGCGGCGGTGGCGCAGGTCTGTACGATGTGGACACGAACCAGTACCGTAATGCAGCGCAAGCGCAAGCCCAACACATAGCAGCACATCAGGAAGCGACAGCGCGGCATGCACAAGGTTTGATGAACGCTAACCCGTATCAGTCTAGCCAAGGCTCACACCCGCAGCCAATGTCTGAAAGCATGCTCAGCAGAATAAATAAAAGGTTGGGATTTAAATGAACCAAGGACTTGAGATACTGATCGCACGTACTAAGACACATCCACAAGAGTTTTTTGGTTGGGAAACTGGTAGCCACATTGCATCTAGGTGGGTAACCATGATGGAAAACTTTACTCATCACATGACTGAAGAAGAAAAGCTTGCATGGGAAGAAGCCAAGGAGAGTTTAAACGAGTGGTACGCAAACAAAAGGCGCGATGACTTTACCGAAGCGGTGATGAATGAGTTGCTTGTACGTAACGGTTGCGAAGAAGTGCGTGACGATGGTGTTGCACTGAATAGTGTGTCGCGCCCCAAAAAGTTAATAACCGCATCAAGCATGACACATGAGGCGTTAACAATATTGGCAGGAGGCGGTATTGCTGCAATTGGCAGTGGTGGTGGCGGCGGCTATGGTGGGGGCGGTTCTAGCTATGCAGGTAGTGGCGGCTCAGTAGTAGTTAAGACCCCAAAAGGTACACATACATTTACAAAAAACGGTGTTGTGACCGTGGAAGGTGACGAACAAATCACATGGTTGCCTAAGCCATGAATATCATCACACTTGATTTTGAGACGTACTACTCACAGACGTACAGCCTGTCTAAGCTGACTACAGAAGAATACGTACGTGGTGCAGAGTTTGAGGTGATTGGCGTAAGCGTAAAGGTGAACGATGGTGAAACGCAATGGTACTCAGGCACGTACTCAGACACCAAGCAATTTCTCAAAAGTTTCGACTTTGATGACAATCTTGCACTTGCTCATAATGCTATGTTTGATGCCGCTATTCTTACTTGGCATTTTGGTATTCACCCTCGTGGTTGGCTTGATACGCTTAGTATGGCAAGGGCTATACACAGCACAGAAGTGGGTGGAAGCCTCGACAAGCTTACGCAGCATTATGGCTTGGGTCAAAAAGGCACTGCGGTAGCGCAAGCGTTGGGTAAGCATCGACTCGATTTCACACCCTACGACCTAGCTGAGTACGGCGAGTATTGCGTGAACGACGTCGAGTTGACGTACAAGTTGTTTAACTGCATGTCGCCTAACTTCCCCGCGCTTGAGCTGCGGCTAATTGACTTAACCATACGTATGTTTAGCGAACCGGTGCTTGAGTTAAGCCCTATTCAGTTATTAACCCATTTATCGTCTATACAAACTAAAAAGACGGGAATGCTTGTAGCTGTAGGTATGGATAACCGTGAAGCGTTAATGAGTAACGATAAGTTTGCTAACTTGCTTAAGGAATGTAATGTTGAGCCGCCTAGAAAGATCAGCCCCGTTACCGGTAAGGAAGCATGGGCGTTTTCTAAAACAGACGAGGGGTTCAAAGCCCTCCTTGACCACCCATCACTAGCGGTACAAACATTAGTTGCGGCCCGTCTAGGGCTTAAGTCTACGCAAGAAGAGACAAGGACTCAACGGTTCATAGGTATCGCAGACCGTGGCAGGTTGCCTATACCACTACGCTACTACGCAGCGCATACAGGGCGTTGGGGTGGCGATGATAAAGTGAATATGCAGAACCTTGGGCGGGGGTCGGCACTGAAACACGCTATCCATGCGCCCGAAGGCTACATGATGATCGACTCAGACTCATCACAGATTGAGGCGCGTACGGTGGCGTGGTTGGCGGGGCAAGATGACTTAGTGCAAGCATTTGAGGATGGTAAAGATGTATACAAAATCATGGCTTCTGCTATCTATGGAAAGGCGGAATCAGAAATTACTAAGGAAGAACGTTTCGTCGGCAAGACTACTATTCTTGGTGCTGGCTACGGCATGGGTGCAGTTAAGTTCAAGACGCAACTTAAAACTTTTGGTGTGGACATTGAAGAAGCTGAAGCGGCTCGAATCATCCAAGTCTACCGCGATACCTATCCATCAATTACGAAGCTATGGCGGCAAGCAGGTCGTGCGCTTGACGCTATCGCAGAGGACAAAACGTGTGACCTTGGGCGTGAGGGTGTAGTCGTTGTAGATGGCAAGAAAGGTATACGTATGCCTAACGGCTTACACATTAAATACCCAAACTTGCGTAAGCAAACCAAAGAAGATGGTAGAGACGAATACGTATATGACACCAAAAAGGGTAAAGCAGTTATACCCAACAAGATATACGGCGGTAAGGTTGTAGAAAACTTGTGCCAAGGCTTGGCTCGCACGATCATTGGCGAGCAGATGTTACGTATAGCGAAGAAGTACAGAGTGGTAATGACTGTGCATGATGCAATTGCAATCGTTGCACCTGAAGATGAAGCCGTGACCGCACAAGAGTACGTTGAAATGTGTATGCGCATACGCCCTGATTGGGCAAAAGAGCTGCCGTTAAATTGCGAAAGCGGTGTTGGTAAAAACTACGGAGAGTGCTGATGAACAAGGGCGTGAAGTTACTGCTTGAGCGCATGAAAGCGCACCCACACGAGTTTTGTTCAATGGGGCGTTGGACTTCCTTGCTGATTGCGTTTGATGCGTACCCGTTGAATAAGGAACATAACCCCAAAAACCCAAGGGAGTTTAATAGGCAGGTGATGCACAGGCTGCTTACTGGATGTGACCTTGAAGAACCAACAACGACTGTGAAGCTTACAGGTACTCAGTTACTCATGGCAAAGAGAATGGGCATCACCCCCGAACAATATGCGAAAGCGTATGAAACCATATGGAAAAACAAATGAACAAGGGCGTTGAATTATTACGGGCAAGGCGTGAGACACACATTCACGAGTTTATGCCTTCACTTGAGCGGTATGAACTTAGTCGGTGGGGTGGTTTGTGTAGAGATTACGAAGTTAACTTAAATGACGCACGTACTTACCCGACAGGTAAAAAAGGCGAAAGCTTTACCGAAGCGGTCATGAGTGAGTTGCTTCAAGGTGAGCATGACCCAATGCGTCAAGTGTCGAAAGACTATACAAAAGAGTTAGCCAAGGCCATGCAAAAAACCAAAAAGGCTATGTTAGCGCACTTGCGTTGGAGTATGTATGAAAATAAATAAAGGCGTTGCATTGCTGCTTGAGCGCATGAAAACTAACCCTGAAGAGTTTGGTAAAGAACCCCCATTATCTACACGGTGGACTGATCTTTTAATTGAACATGATGTCTACCTTGAAGCCCCTGAGAGGAAAGTGTTACGCCCAAGGACTTTTAATAAAGAAGTCATGCAGAGGTTACTTACGGGGTATGACCTAGAGCGCAAGGGCGGGGCGATTAGTCGTGCGGAGTTACTCAAAGAGTTGTTGCCCGGGTTGAATCAATTGTTTGGTCAGGCGTACGCTGAACGCACCGAAGAACTTAAGGAAAAATATAATGAATGATGAAGACCTACGGGATTTGTTTGCGGGATTGGCTTTGATGGGGTTAACCAGTAGAGGTGTTAGAGATGGTAGTGAGCCTAGTGTTGCGGCATGGTGTTACACCTTATCAGATGCCATGATCGAAGCCAAGTACGCTGAACCCGAAGTTGAAGAAGGCATTACAGCTATTAAACCTAAACGTAAGAGGTCAGTAAATGTATTCCCCACTAACAGTTAACGACATTATTAAACAAGAACAAGATGCAAACGCTGTGCAGGTTGGCGGCGATCACTACAAGACTGAGATTCAGCCTTGGGACTTTATCCTTGCAAACAACCTTGGCTATCTGGAGGGCAACATCATCAAGTACGTCAGTAGGTACAAGAAAAAAGGTGGCATGGCTGACTTGCTTAAAGCACAGCACTACCTACAAAAACTAATTGAGACGGTGGAAAAATGAATGAACGATTAAAAGAGTTGGCTGTGCAGGCGGGTGCAACAGTACATAAAGCAATGCACGGTGAAGCAATTAGCTTTTTAGAAAATGACCTTGAACGCCTTGCTGAACTTGTGCGCCAAGATGCAATGGAAGAAGCGGCAAGAATTTGTGATGAATTAAATTACAACGGCATGGGTTCATTGCACTGCGCCGCAGCAATACGGAACAGGGCTGAGGAGGATTTATGATTGGGTTAACACCAAAAGATAACGAACTGCGTATGCAAGTGGGTTTCAAGCTTACACATGAAGCTGAGCATCGTTTATATGTAGCTGATAAAGATGGTAATTGGATGTGTCCTATGGAGGCATTGAAAGAATTGTTGACGTTGGTACGGGTTGACGAGCGTGAAAAGTTAGCCAAGCCTGATCCTGTTGTTTCATTTACTGATAACGAAGAAGGTTTGTGGATTCAACTTGAATGTAATGGGTCTTACTATTCTCAAAACCTAAGCGAAAGCAAGACTGCTAAGTTTTTTGTTGACGCTTACAGGAAAAAGAAATGAGCATCCAATGGTCGTACAGCAGCCTGAAGACGTTTCAGCAATGCCCGAAGAAGTATTACCACTTGAAGATTGCCAAAGACGTAGTTGATCAGGCAGGTGAGGCTTCACACTACGGCACACTTGTGCATACGGCAGCAGAAGAATACATCCGTGATGGTGTGGATGTGCCTGAGAAGTTTGCCTACATGCGCCCGATACTTGAAGCGTTTAAAAACATTAAGGGCGAAAAGCATTGTGAGCTTGAGATGGGTATCGCCATACACAACGGCAAGTTTATAGCTTGCAAGTTTGACGCACCTAACTACTGGTGGCATGGCATTGCTGACTTGGTGATCATTGACGGTGGCTTGGCTTACCTAGCTGACTACAAGACCAGTAAAAACGCAAAGTATGCGGATACTAAGCAGCTTGATCTTTTGGCGGCAGGAATATTCTTGCACTTCCCTCATGTGATTGAGATCAAATCAGCATTAGCGTTTGTGGTGAGCGGTGAGTTTGTTAAGAAAGAGCATCATAGTTTTTACAAGACTAAGTACCTAGAGGCTATGAAGCCTGAGCTTGACCGGCTTGAAGCGGCGTTGAGCAACAAGGTATGGAATCCAGTTTCAGGCCCACTGTGCGGTTTTTGCCCTGTGGATACATGTGTACATCAAAGGAAAAGAAAATGACCCCCGACCAAATGGAAAATCAACAAAACATCGACTCAATGTTAATACTTGAGGGTAAGTTGCAAGAGCGTGTAAACAAACTCATCGGTAAAACTGTTGAGCGCACCATCGTCAACATAATTGGTAAACAGATTCAAGAAGCCGTTAAGCGTGAGAAAGAAGAGATGATGCTTGAGATTGCCATTAAGGTTGGGCAAATGCTCAAAGTTGTGGACAAAGACGAGCGCAGACCACTATGGGAATCTACACCTGAAGAGTTTAAACTGACGCATGCCGACCTTAACACCCACATGATAAGCGGCAAAATATCCATGGAGAATAATGATGACCAAGCCCCGTGACTACAAACAAGAATACGCCACATATCAGGGTAAACCCGAGCATATTAAAGAACGTGCTGAACGCAATAAAGGTCGTAGAAAGCTAGTGAAAGAAGGCAAGCTGCACAAGGGTGACGGTAAAGACGCAGCGCACGTAAAGGCTATCGACAAGGGCGGTTCAATCAAAGACGGTGTACGTGTCGAAGATGCAAGTAGCAACCGATCATTTAAACGTGACTCAAAACACAATTTAGTGTCTGAGGTCAGTGCAAGAGAACGCAAAAAGAAATGAACGATTACAACTGGCCCGGACAGTTCACACCCTTTGCACATCAGAAAGTAACGTCAGCATTTTTAGTGGAGCGCCCTAAAGCATTTTGTTTTAATGAGCAGGGTACAGGCAAGACCGCTTCAGTTATCTGGGCCGCTGATTACCTTATGAATATTGGCGTAGTGCGTAGAGTGCTGGTGGTCTGCCCCCTGTCGATCATGAAGTCAGCATGGCAGAACGACTTGTTTAAGTTTGCGATGCATCGCACCTGCGACATAGCATATGGTGACAGGAAAAAACGCGCCAAGATTGTAAATGGCGGTGCAGAATTTGTGATCATTAACTTTGATGGGTTGGCTATCGTTAAAGACGAAGTGGCAAATGGCGGGTTTGATTTAATCGTCATTGATGAAGCGTCAGCCTACAAAAATCCAACGACTGAACGATGGAAAGTCATGCGTGACTTGAACAAAACAATACGGGGCCTGTGGATGCTTACTGGTACGCCAGCAGCACAATCACCAGTCGATGCGTATGGCTTAGCAAAACTTGTTAACCCCAAAGGTGTTGCGCCGTTCTTTGGGCAGTTTAGAGATCAGGTCATGTACAAGGTTGGTATGTTTCGTTGGATACCTAGACCTAATGCACAAGATACGGTACATAGTGTATTGCAACCGGCAATACGTTTTGAAAAGGATCAATGCTTGGACTTGCCCGAAGTAACCCACGTTGAACGTGATGCGCCACTTACCGCGCAGCAGATGAAGTTTTACCGCATGCTCAAGAATGACATGATGATGAAAGCAGGAGGTGAAGAGATTAGCTCAGCCAATGCAGCAACAAACTTGAACAAGCTGTTGCAAATATCTGGCGGTGCAGTCTACACAGACGATAAAGAAGTTGTGGAGTTTGATGTATCCAATAGGCTACAGGTTGTGCTTGAGGTGATCGAAGAGTCATCGCATAAGGTGTTGGTGTTTGTGCCGTTTACGCACACAATTGAGCTGCTTAAAACGTACCTGATTAAAAACAACATCGTCTGCGAAGTGATCAATGGTGCAGTGCCAGTTAATCGCAGAAGTAGTATCGTTGATGACTTTCAAAACACAGATCGGGTCAAGGTGCTTATCATCCAGCCTCAGGCAGCGTCACACGGTCTCACGCTTACCGCAGCTAACACTGTTATATGGTATTCACCTGTGATGTCAGTCGAGACGTACCTGCAAGCTAATGCGCGTATCAATAGGCCCGGTCAAAAGAATGCTATGACTATCGTACACGTAAAAGGCAGTGAAGTAGAAGAACGGCTGTATAGAATGCTGAACAATAATATCGACAACCACACAAAAATAATTGATCTTTATCGACAAGAGATTGAGGAAACTTCTTGACAAAGTCAAAAACATAGTTATAATAACAATTCAACAGGAGTAATTCATGGAAAACGAAGCACCAAAAGTATCAGCCGAAGAGCTGGCAAAAATTTACATTAAGATACGTGACGCCAAGGAAGCAACGGTTGAACGTCACAAGAAAGAGCTTGGTGATTTTAATGACCAGCTTGAGGCAATCTCAAATGAAATGCTTGAGATGTGTAAGGCGCTTGACGTATCTAGTATGCGTACCAACGAAGGGACAATCATTCGTAAAGTAACAACCAACTACAACACAAATGATTGGGGTTCAATGCACCAGTTTATTAAAGAGCATGACGCATTTGGTCTGTTGCAACAACGACTGCACCAAGCAAACTTGAAGCAGTTTTTAGAAGAGCATCCTGACTTACTGCCCCCCGGCTTGTGGTCAGATAGCAAGTACACAATCGTAGTAAAAAGAAACTAATTTTTCAGGAGAAGTAGCAATGAGCAATATTTCAATTTTCAATCAAGAGTTACCCGACTTTCTGCGCGGCGCTGAGCTTAACGACCTAACCAAATCATTGGCTGGTGGTGGCGGTGCAAAACGCATTTCGATTCGTGGCGGTGTGTTTCGTAAGATTGTTGGTGGTGAAGAAGTTGGTAAGCTGACTGGTCGTGAGATGAACGTGATCATCATCAATGCGCGTAAGAACGTATCTCGTGTGTTCTATGCTGGCAAGTACAACCCTGATGAAATCGTGCCGCCTACATGTTGGTCGAATGATGGTGATGTGCCTGATGCGCACGTTGAAGAAAAGCAAGGTAAAAACTGTGCGGAATGCCCACAAAACATCGCTGGGTCTGGTGATGGTACAAGTCGTGCTTGCCGTTACCAACGCCGTATTGCTGTACTGCTTGAAGGTGACATGACCGGTGCGGTGTATCAGTTAACGCTTCCATCGCAATCAATCTTTGGTAAGGGTGAGGGCAACGTTCATCCGTTCGAGAGCTATGGTAAGTACATTGCCGGTAACGGGCGCAATATCAATCAGATCGTGACTCAAGTTAGCTTGGACACCGATAGCGATACACCTAAGCTGCTCTTCTCGCCTGTGCGCCATATTACACAGGAAGAGTGGGAAGTTGCTAAAGAAGCCGGTGATTCTGCCGAGGCTAAAAACGCAGTCACCATGACTGTTGCTCAGAGTGATGGTGTAAAGAAGCCATTGGTGTTAGCTGGTAAGCCGTTAGATGAAGAGTTTGAAAAGCCCGCACCTAAAGCAAAGGCAAAAGTAGCTGAAGCCGAAGATGCCGAGATTGCCGAGCCTACCAAACGTGCAAGCAAGAAGCCTGATGAAGCACCTGCACCCAAGAAAGACTTGGCATCGGTTATCAGCGCATGGAGCGATGCGTAAAATATTATGAGCTACGGATACAGTTCAATGCTCATTGAACGGAACAAGAAGGCGGATCGTCGCCATCTTGGCGTAGCTGTTGGTCGTTTGTGTATAGCCCAAAGTATTCCAGTGTCAGATGTTGCCGATAGGTTAGGCGTCAGCAGAATGACGATATACAACTGGTTTATGGGCTTGCACGAACCCCAAGCCGCTTACGTACCCGCTCTTACAGAGTACTTAAAAAAACTTAAATAATCATCGGGTATGGACTTGGGGGCTTGCCCCCTGCCTACTCGTCTCTGGAATAAACAGATGGCTACGTTTGACCTTCTCGATGCGGTGCTTCCTCCTGATGGGTGGTTCGCAGTCGTTGGCATTAAGGGCAAATCCATAAAACAAGAGTTAGTCGAGACACGGGAAGAAGTAGATAAGTTTGCGGAGCAGTTTGTAAGCAATGGGCGCAATGTGTTTTTTGGCTGCGCTAAGTACGCTACAGGTGAGAGTCGTAAGCAATCCAACGTATTAAGTATCAAATCGTTTTGGATGGACATTGATTGTGGTGAAGGCAAAGAGCTGATTAACTCAGCCACTAACCGCCCATTCGGTTACATCGACCAAAGCACAGGTTTAGTCGAGTTGCAACGTTTTTGCGTATTGGTGGGTTTGCCCAAACCAATTATTGTTAACTCAGGACGCGGTTTACATGTGTACTGGGTATTAGAGCAGGAGGTAACCCGCAAGGAATGGGAACCGGTTGCCGCAAGACTAAACGAGCTTTGCATCCTGCACGATTTGTACGTTGACTCTAGTGTGTTTGAGGCTGCACGAATATTACGGATACCTAACACTTTTAATTTTAAATCAGACTTTCCGCTTAAGGTTACGGTAATAACCACAGGCAAGCCCGTAGCGTTTGATGCGTTCACTAAACTGTTGGGCGTACGCCCACCGGCAGAACCAACCATATTCAATACCGCGCCACTTGTCAATGAGCCGGGGCTTAACTTTCTGACCGACTCGGTTGCCGGTAACACGATACAGAAATTTAAGAACATCATGATCCGTGGTGAGGACGGATGTCAGCAGTTGAATTATGTGTTTATGAACCAAGCCGAAACACCTGAGCCGTTGTGGTGGTCGGCGTTAACTGTAGCCAATGAGTGTGTGGATCGTGACAAAGCCATTCACATGATTTCAAATCAGCACCCTGACTACGACTACAACGCAACCGAACGTAAAGCATCACAGGGCGGTGCAGAAGGTGGCCCACATCGTTGTGCAACGTTTGAAAAGACCAACCCAAGTGGATGCAAAGGCTGCAAGTGGAAAGGCAAAATCCACGGACCGATTGCGCTTAGCAGAGAAGTGGTAGAAGAAGATGATACGGTTGAAGTTGAGGTAGACGTACCTGAAGAGGACGATACAGGCATCGTTGATGAGTTGTTACCCCAGTACAAGATACCAGCGTACCCCAAGCCTTATCAGAAAGGGCCTAACGGTGCGATATACCTACCACCTAATGGTGAAGATGCAGAACCGTTTTGCGTGTACGAGCATGCCCTGTACGTGGTCAAGCGCATGAAAGACCCAAGTGATGGTCACGTAGCCCTGCTTAGATTGCACTTGCCTATGGATGGTGTGGTTGAGTTTGTCGTACCGCAAGCAGTGATTGCAGTGAAAGATGATTTACGCAAAGTGCTGGCTAGAAATGGTGTAGCAGGTACACCTACACAGATGACACATTTAGCCACGTTTGTTAACGCATTTGTTAAAAATTTACAGTATTCAAAAAAGGTAGAAATCATGAGGTCTCAATTTGGTTGGGCAGACAACAATAATAAATTCATACTTGGTGAGTTGGAATTTAGTAAAGAAGGCGTATACGGTAGCCCACCATCTTCGGCTACGAAAGCAATAGCAGAACACATCGGCCCAGTGGGTGATTTTTCTAAGTGGAAAGAAGCTTTCAACATGTACGCTAAACCCGGGATGGAACCTCATGCGTTTGCTGCACTGACTGCGTTTGGTGCGCCGCTGTTTAAATTCACGGGACTAAAAGGCGCGATCATCAATGTGATCTACAAGGAAGGCGGCTCAGGCAAGTCAACCACACTGTTCATGTGCAATAGCGTCTACGGACACCCTGAGGCGCTTGGGTCAATTTGGCGCGATACCAATGCTGCACGTACCCACCGCTTAGGCATCATGAATAACCTGCCGTTTACTTGTGATGAGATTACCAACATTACCCCTGAGGACTTTTCAAACTTGGCATACAGCATGTCACAGGGTCGAGGCAGTGACCGAATGAAAGGCGCAACCAACGAGCTGCGGGATAACTCAACCACTTGGCAGACCATGTCACTGTGTAGCGCAAATGCGAGTTTTTATGAGAAGTTGGCAAGCGTCAAGGCTGGCGGCAATGCAGAAATGCTGCGCTTGTTTGAATACGACATTGTGCCTAACGGTGTCATCTCAACGGAAGAAGGTAAGCGGATGTTTGATCATCAGCTTAAACAGAACTATGGGCATGCAGGTGAGATTTACATCAAGTGGTTGGTGAACAACCTTGAGGAAGCAGTTGAGACCATCTTAAAGATTCAAGCAAAGATCGACACAGAGCTTAAGCTTACTGCACCTGAACGGTTTTGGTCGGCAGTTGCCGCATGCAACGTTGCTGGGGGCCTGATTGCAAATAGCTTGGGGTTAACTACGTATGACATGAGGGCAGTATATACGTGGGTATGCAAAACAATCCAGAGCATGCGCGAAGAGATTAGACCACCGTTGCATGATGCAGTGAGCATTGTGGGTGACTACATCAACCGTCATATGCAAAACATCCTTGTGGTGAAGGCTGATCACGATAACCGCACCTCAGCCACTGCCCTGCCAACGCTTGAGCCAAAAGGTGAGCTGCTCATACGCTACGAGCCTGATACCAAGCACATGTACTTTGTGACCGGCGCTTTTAGAAAAGACTGTGTTGAGCGGCAGATTAACTACAAGGACACATTGCGCGAGCTTAAAGAGCGCGGGTTCACCATGGGCAACCCCAACAAGCGTATGTCTAAGGGCATGAAGATCACTTCCCCCGCTGTGCATACCCTGATGTTCAATTGCTCAAACTCTGAGTTTATTGATATGGATGGGCTGGTGCTACCGGAGTTAGGCGATGAAAGTCGAGATGCTAACGTATAACGTTAACTGGCGTAACTTCAAGCATGGACATTCTTTTTTTATACCCTGCATTAACACCAATGCAGCCAAGAAAGACATCTTAGCTGTTGTAAGAAAACAAAAATTTACTGTTGTTATGAAAACTGTAATTGAGGAAAATGTCAGAGGTGTACGTGTTTGGCGTGTTTGACGCTATACTGGCTTTGCAGCCATGCTGCTTTTCCTTGAAGAAAATCTCCTTTTCCCCCACTTTAGCCGTGGGGGTTTTTTTATTTGGGTTGCCCCGGTACTAACCTTTCGCGCAATGCCCGTATGTTAGGCATCCTTGCATCATTGATGTGCATACCACGGCTTGACATACCTCGCGTTTCAAAAGCAGAGCCAAGTGTATCTGATATGGTATCACCATCAATTATTAACCCCGGCACAGGATAACGTCTGTTGTATTGATCAATTTGATTGTTTACTTTTACCTGCGCTTCATCTTGTTCTTTCAACGGTATTGACTCGTTTAAATAAGCTTTTTTTAAACTTTCTAAAAGTACCTGCCTACGTTTTTCTGCTTTAGCGTTTTCTGCAACAAATTTAAATTTGTTTTCTTCAAGCGCTGCCGCACGAGTGCTTGTTAAACCGGTTACTTGCGCAACAATGTTAGCGTTGGACAATTCAGACTTACCTAAAATTAGTTCATTTTCTTTATTGGTAATTCCTTCACGCGATATACGTTCAGCTTTCAATGGGTTAGCCACTGCCGCAGGTGATGCTTGCTCAATGCCTTTACGGGTCTCCCCTTTAGCTATACCACTAACGCCTTTTACAACATTCATTGCCGCAGAAATACTAGGGGGCGTAAATGCTTCTACAGTATTTTTTACTTGTTCTTCAAAATCTTTACCTTCCCGAATTTCTTTAAACCATATGTTATTAAACGATGTACGTGAACCAATATTCATATCAGTGATAACCGATACAGGCCCTTTTTCAAGCATTTGCGCAAGGTCCATAATTCTTCCGTTATCGGTGGTGTATTTTAAACCCCCCGTAAACTTAGGTAAAAATTCATAACGAAAACGCATGTCAGAGTTAGTTGCAGTAAAAACATCATGCGCAATGCGTGCTTCTTTATCCTTGACGTACCCTATGCCCCAATCATCCGATATTGAATCCTCACCATATACTTGTTTATATCGAGCGATTCTTCGTTTACGTTTTTCATCGTCCTCAAGGTCATCAAGTATCCCGTCAATTACGTCACAGATCAATGTATATAACGGCATACCAGTAACACCGTGCAACATCGCACCCATTAACAATATTCCAGAAAGAATTTGTAACCCTTCAGAGCGTTGACCGGGTGTAGTAGCAGTCAAATAACCTTTGATAAAAATCTTAGTAACTACACCTGCATAAGGTTTAAATTGCAACGCAACTTTACCCACCCCGTTGCGCAATAAACGAGGTGTATCAAACGTATCAAAACGCCCAAGTTGGTTATGCACCATATCAACAGCTTTTTTTACCGCCTTGTCAAAATCTCCTGACTTCTCATACTCAAGTTCAAACGTCATCATGAACGCAACTTCGCGTGTTAAACGTTCAGCACCAGTAAAAAGCCCAGACATTAAATTAGCAGTTTCACGCAAGGCTACTCTTGGTAGATTGTTTCTTGCATTAGTCGGTGTGCGGTTGCTATCAGAGTAAGGTGTACCGGATAATTGATTTATTACGTTACGCGCAAGTGCCTCATCAAACGCACGTTGTAGTATTGGGTCTTTATCAAATAAAGATGATTCTCGAACTGTAGGGGCCGTTAAAGTTTTTTCACCTTCATAAGTATCCGTAGTAAAACTCATTGAGTTGTACACGTTCATCCATCTAGCCAACTTAGCTGCGGATTTACCGTAACCATACTGAGGGTTAAGGTGCGACATAACAAAAATTGGTAACGCTGTTGTCTGGATAGCCGCTGAAGCAGCACCTGAGAGCAACCAATAATACGCAAATTGCGTTAAGCCGTTAGCCACCCTGCTTTGTGGGCGAGGATCAAACTCTTCGCGTGCGCGTATAGCAACCTCATTAACAAACCCTTTAAGCTCTTCCTGCATATTGGGCGGCATACCTTCTAACGTGTCTTTTGCAGCCTGAATTTCATTGTCAACTTCTTGCCCGTAACGCAATTTAGTGGCTTGGTTAGCAATGCGTGTAGCAGACGTTTGAAAGTTTCGGAAGATGTCTGACGTAAAGCCAGTTACATTTTCAGCGTGCATATACTGTTTGCGATAGCTGGCTTCAGGCAACGTCGAAAGATACACTTGATACAACTGGTCTTTTAAATCGTCTTTGTTAACCCCGGGTTTAGCAGTAGCATCTTCAATAATTCTAAACATCTCAGTCAACATGCGGCTTTCTTTAGCAGCAACATTTTTTGAGTCAGCATGGCTTTCATCAGATTTTTTAAAAATATTACCGTCAGTAGGATTTACACCTAATTGCTTAGCACGTTTATCTATGGCTTTATTACGTTCGTTTCTTGTATCAAAGAAATAAGTTTCTTTACCGTCAGGACCGGCAACGTCTAAACGTTGATCACCGTGACGCATAAACGGAAAGTACTCTTCAACACCCTTAAACTCGCTGTCCTCATACATGCGCCGCACTGCCAACATTAACTTGCCTTTAGGCGTAGACGGGTCATTTACATTCCCTTCCAATTGCAGCTTATCAATGTTTTGATCCAACAACGTACGTGTTAGTGCATTGGCATCTTTGTAAAACTGACGTACCATTTTGTACATATCTTGCGCACCCTTAATCGGTCTGAGCGCGTCGTATACGTTAAACGTTGCTTCAATACTTGCAATACGTTCATTCAACTTATTTTTTATTGCGTTAAGCTCGTTAGGGTTAGTTCTTGGGTCAGTCAACAATTTGTTGAAATTAACTACGCGAGGATCGTTGGCTAACGCATCGGCACGGTCTGCGTATACGCTGGGAGTTACATTGCTTAGACGAGCCAAGTGCATTGCTGTTGCTAACTTATTAGTACCATAATCACCGTGTTCAGATACAAACCGACCCAACGCATCTGCTTTACGTGCGTAACCAGCCAATAAGTTTTGACGAAAGCCAGACGCACGTTGAACAAGCTCATCAATACGTTTAAGAGCAGGTACTTGATTGCCTTTCCAATCAATGATGCTGGATGTGGGCAACGCCCCTAATATGGACAACTTAGCGCTTACCGCCATCGAGTCCCAATTAGTTTTAAATAAAGTTTCGTAATTTTCAAATTTGCGTATATCGCCAGCATCTTTAAATAATTTTATTCCACCACTTAAATCATGGGACTGTTGCACATTTTTTAAATCTTTATCTGCTTTAGTAATCTTGTTGTTTAAATTTTTACCAGCAAGTTGTACACCAGCAGTGTTGGCGGGAGCTGTTTCTTGTAGCTGCATTATGCCTTCTGTAATCAGCATAAGGTCTTGCAACGCTGACTGATGCATGCTGTCCATGTCAAATGCTGCACGCATGGTATTAACAAAACGGTTAAATAAATTTTTCCAAAAACCGAAAACTTTATCTTTGCGCATACCCCCCGGGGCTTGCAATAAAAATTGTTGCACATCAGGGTTAGTCATACCATAGGCAACAAACTCTTCAGGGAACGTAGCAATACCAATAGTCTCAAACGCATGACGTACAGAAGGCGGTATTGGCGCACCAGATGCTTTAAGTTTTTCGTAGTGAGCTTTTGCCGCAGCCATTGTGCCGCGCAACTCGCTTATCATTTCTTCAAGTTTTATGGGTACAGGTTTACCCTCAGCAATTAACTTTTCATACTGAGCAATCTTAGCTTCGGTTGCGGCATGTAATGCTTCATGCAAAAAAATTACGTTATTAACACCTTGTTGACCGGGCTTGCCAGCAAAGTTTTCCCCGCGCAGAACTATCATGCTTCGATCATCATTGCCAAATATTCTAGAGCTGTACGCACCTGAGGCTGATGTACCTTTATCAGTACCGTTAAGTATTTGTACAATATCTGGATGCGCATCGGCATCAGCAACAATTAACCGTACATCAGTTAAAAACGGTTTAAGACGCACAGCCAACGCCCGTTCAAAAGGCGTACCATTACGTATGATGTGGTTAACCGCCTGTGTAGCCGTTGTAAATTTATAAAAAGCTTTTACAGGTTCAGATGCTGTCTGTGCATAAGCGGCAAGTGGCTTTGGTGCTTGCGATTTTTCATTAGCTAAACGTGTAGCAAGAGCAGTGCGTTCTGCCTCAGTGATCTTGTTGCTCTGAGCCAAAAATTGTTTGGCTTTTTTTCCTGACCTATCTTTTGTGCGGGTCTCTGGGCTAGTGGCAAACTTATTAAGCTCGTCAATAGCATCCTTACGCTTTGCAGGCGTAGTTGTATCAACGTTTTTACTAAGTAAGTTAATAAGCGACGTTACCCTGTTTGCCGCTTGGTTCATTTGTTTTTGTTGCGCCGCACGATCAGCCTTATATTGCGCCTGTTCTTCAGGAGTTTTAACTTTAACTGGCGCACCACGTTTGGGCTTTTCAACTGGGGTCTTGGGTGCAGCAGGTGTCACCTCCCAAGTTAGTCCACGCCCTGCTTGAGCTTGAATCTGACTGAGCTTTTCACTTGTGCTGCTACCTCGGCTTGGGTCTGTTACAGACATTTCCCCCGCATTTGAGATTGATGAAATTACCAAAGGCTTATTAGCAGTGATATAGCCGATGTCTTGGCTAAACGTAATTGTGTCGCCCACTCGCGCACCAAGCAGGTCAAACATTTTTTGTTCTGCTTGAGCTTGGCGTTCTTTAGCTGTTGGCTTTTTTGTTTTTTGTGCAGCTTGACGCTCTTTGTTTATTTCGGCCTGTGTTTTAGGTATATCAACAACAGCATAAGGTTTAACTTTACCTGTTATAAATTCATCTGCTTCATTAAAATATTGTTGTGATTCTTCTTCGCTTAAACCAAGACGATCTAAACTAAAATCAGTATCAGTACCACGCAATTCAGCTTGAAATTTTTCACGACCTTTTGTAATACCCTCAGTCAAGTAAGTATTTATAATTCCTCGTAATGTATTTTTTACGTGTGAACCATTTGCCATGTAGTTAGATAGCAGCTCGGCTTGA